TCAACGACCTTTGACGTGGATCAACGAACGAATGCCATACACACAATTATTATGACACACTGTCAGATACTTTGCTAAGCGAGCGCATCCGAAAGGTGACAAACCATCGAAGAGCCACAATCTCACAGTGTGGAGGGCAAGCTTTATCTGACCGAAGAAGTGGAACCTCACCCACACCACCCCACCACCCCGCACAAACGGCGTGATAGCAACGAAAAGCACCGGCGCGCATCCTACCAAATACTCCGACGATGATCCGCCCATTAACCCGCGCGAAAAGTCTTAACCGGTACCAATGGGGTACAGCACTGGGCACAAGTAAGCAGAATTCCAGGGCTAATGCCCGAATTCCAGCGCTAAACAAAAGACTCAAACACTGACTTTCGTCCACGTTTGAGCCGATTTCATATCAAAGCGGATGACGGCATCATGTGGGCAACTGACCTGACGCTACGTGACCCACACTCGGTCGTGACTGTCGAGTGGTGGGAAGAGCAGTGCGTGAAAACACCGGGCCTGCCCGCATATTCGCCGACGATTTCTGACGGTGTGCCGGCTTCTCAGGTCCAGGCGTCCACGCGCGCGATCGTCGGCCCATTGTGGCTTGGTGAGCCTGAAAAGGTTCTCGGCGCGCTAGCGTCGGCGACGCAAATGTGGGTCAAATACGCCAGCCGGGACACGATCGCCCGCAACGTCGCTTTCGATCCTGCCGAGCCGCGTTATGCGCGCGTTCCGCGCGGTGCGAAGACCTGCGCGTTCTGCGCGATGCTCGCCTCGCGCGGGTGGGTGTACCTGTCGGAAAAGTTGGCTGGTATTAAGGGCAGCGGCAACGAGTTTCACCACGATTGTGACTGTGAGATCGTCCCCTCGTGGGACCGCAAGAAGGCCCACATTGACGGGTACGACCCTGACGCCATGTATGACCGCTATCAACAGGCGCGTGAGGCCGTCATGAACATGGGCGAAGACCCCAACGACTCGCATACTCTCTTGGCCGTCATGCGTCGTCTCCACCCTGATGCGTATAAGGATGGCATCGGGGACCAAGGACGCTCTGGCGGCACCGGACGAGGCACGTCGAAGATCCCTCGCAGGCTCCAGTTGGGAAAGGTGCGAAGCGGAAAAGGTGGCGGGGATGGGACGGTGGATCTCACCAAGTACGACACCCACCGCAACGAGATCATCGCCCGGTACAACGCCGATCCGGACCTTCGCGCCTCAGGGGCGAAAGTCCCGCCGCGAAATCCATACCAACGCCCAAGAAACTGGCCTAATGACCTGCCTGCACTCGACGCGAAGAGCCTCAACCATGCACTGTACTCCGAGCGCGTTGGACCCGAGATCAAAGGTGGCCACCTCCACGGCTACGGATGGATCGCATCCCGCCCAACATTGCCCGAGGGGTGGACTGAAGAGGATGTTGTAAAGGCGGCTGAACACGTGCTCCGAACAGCATGGAGTGACGGAGTCTTTGGAGACGTCACCGCCACATTCCGTGGTGTTTCGGTGATCGTCCACGTAAAGCGACGAAAGAGCGGATATCGAGTTGCTTCTATATTCCCAGAGGCCTGAAGGGTAGAATTAACGCCATGTACGCGCAGCAACAGGATCCCAGAGAGGCCACGAGGTTCACGCGAGACCTTTTCTATCGGCTGCTTGAAGAATGGTTCGAGGGCGTTGGCCCCTCTGGGCAGAAACGTCGTGACGGCTTGGTCCGCTACTGTGAATCAGATGACGAGTTCGGTGCGTTAGAGGACGTGTGCTGGCAGATCCAAGAGGACAACATCCGAGTGTCCGATGATCTACTCGAAGCCGTTGAATCGCTCCTCCCCGAGTGGGAGCGGGATTACGAGGAGAACGACCTTGAAGGGGTGTTACTGTTCCTAGACCAGCAGTTGCGAGCGCGTAGCACACGCACGGCTTAACCCCAACCACACCCCCACGGTCCGGAGACAGTGGGGGTTTCGCATACCCACCAAACCGCATACACCAGCCCGCCTTCCTGTTCCGGTTGGCGGGTTTTCTTATGCCTCCCTGACCACTGGGGTTCAGCGGGAAGCAGTGGGCGACGGCCCGAAAACGGATTAAGGAGACACGATGACCGACCAGTCAATGTCCGACAGCGGCGAGGCGACGCCTGATGAGGCGAAGGGTCCCGAGTTCGAGGCGATCACCAGTCAAGAAGCTCTCGACCAGATCATCAGCAAGCGCCTCGAGCGTGAGCGCCGCAAGTACGCGGACTATGACGATCTCAAGGCGAAGGCAGCCCAGGCCGATGACACAGCCTCGAAGCTCGCACAGGCGCAGGCGCGCCTCGACCAGATCGAGGCCGACCAGCAGTGCGCCCAGTGGCGGTCGCAAGTCTCCGAGGAGACAGGCGTCCCCGCAGAACTCCTGCGAGGGAACACCCTGGAAGAACTCCAGGCTCACGGTGAAGCCGAAGGGGCGGCCGAAAGGCGAACATAAACCGAAGATGCCCCTTTTGGGCCAGTGAAAGATTCGTAGAAACAAGACAGAGGGAGTCTTTCCAACGCAAGAGGCGCTGTTCTTGGGTATCTTGAGAAAACCGGTGTTGAGCATAGACCGGTGACGTTGCATCAGACACGGTTAAGTGAATCTGAAATCATTGGGCGTCTTGCTGCCGGTGACAAAACAGGCGGATCGTGCGCTTCCCTTGCGTTCGCTTACGCTGCGAATAAGAACGGGATGAACGTTGTTGATTTCCGGGGTGGATTGAGTAGGGAAGCCTTTGCGAGCGCTGCCTTTTGTCGCGCGATCTTTGACGCCGATGGGGTAGAAAGTTATGCAGAACGGCACACAAACGAAATAACTGCCACACATAGGCTTCTAAAGCGAATCCAACCGGGGAAGGAATACATTCTTACAACCGGAAAGCACGCAGCAATCGTCAAGAGGACAAGGGCAAATTTCCAATACCTCGAGATGCAGAGTCCATACCAAGGGAGAAACGGTTGGCATTCACTGGATGACGAGATGCTTACCCGTCATTTCTACTGCCAAAAGTCGCACACTAGCCGTGGAGTGAAATACCTAGTTAGTTCAGAGTTAACAGAAATATCCTCGCTCGCCTCAAGTGAGGGGTATCGTGAACTCATGGGATGTCTGAACACCGCGGATATCGAACAGCAGAAAGGGGTTGACGGTGACATTAGATAGTCGCTATGTCATTGACGACCCTGTGCGGTCTTCGCAGCGCGTGTGGTCAGTGACTGAGCTCGACGAAAGCGGAGAGCCAACACTCGGCCCTATACTTTTCACGTTCGATAAGAAAACAGTATTGAACCTGTGGACGGACTACCCGCAGAAGTTCACCCCAGAGCAGATTCAGATTATGCGAGAAGAAGAACCATACTGGTATGAGTTCTTCATGCCAAGGCTAGAAGAAGCCTGACCGGACAAAGCTAGCAAGCTACTGCTGACCCCTGTCGCCTAATGGTGCCGAGGGTTTTCTGTATCCAAGTTTTGTCTGATTCCCAGCTGTCAAATAGTTGGCTTTGACCAGTTGCCACGTCCCGGGCGGTGAGCGTTCCACTCGTCGATTGTTTCGGGTAGCCACCCGAATGTGGGACGTGGCCCTGATCCGATGATGACATCAGGCTCAGGGATTTTGTAGCGCGCTAGGGTGCCTGTTTTGACGCCGATACGTTGAGCGAACTCCGAGCGAGACAGGTAGACGGGTGTCTGGTCTGTCATTTCTTGTTCCTTCTCATGATGAATGCAATCAGGTAGATGACCCATGCGACGACAAGCAACGTGCCTGCGATTGCTGCGTAGACCGTATAGTCTTCAACGGCAAGCCAGACGATGATGCATGCGAGAGCGAGCGAGATCAGGATGTCCTTGATGTTGTTCATGTTGTGTGGTGGAATTTTTCGTAGGGTCGGTGGCCCGGAGTTGCTGGCGGCATCTCCGGACCATCGGTCTCATTTGCGTTTGTTCCTCGATGCTTTGAATCACCTTGGCGCTTGCCTTGATGATTTCAGCGATCCCGAAGAGGATTGCCGCAATTCCTACGAAATCCATTTCCTTCACCTCCTTCCACACCCCCATTACACATGCCTATATATGTATGTGTCAAGTGTAGTCCACTTACTTATCCAGCTTTTCCACCATCACGAGCCAACGAGGCCAACAACAATGAAGCCAAAACATCACCTAGATCGCAAAGATATTTCTAGAACTTGAAAATCTCCCCCAGCTTCCGCGAATTCTCGCGATCACGCTCAATCGTTGCATGCTGATACCGCGCGGCCACCTCAGGGCTTCTATGTCATCCTCGTGCCATTATTTCCGCTTGCGTCGCCCCAGCCTGCGCATAGAGCGTCAAACCCGTGTGCCTGAGGTCATGGAACCTAAACCCAGCCATTCCAGGAACGCATTCGCGCGCCGTACGCCAATACGCATCGAACGTACTGAACGCGATCGGAGAACGCTCCAGATGATTCAAAGTAAACAAGGGTGCATCCGGGTCATCCGGAACGTATAGGCTCAAATGCTCCTGCCCCTGCTTCGCAAACGGGTCAGGGACGGCAACCGTTCCACTACTCCCTGCTTTCGGCTTCGTATACTCAGAGCCTGCAACACCTTTACGATTCCACTGGCATTGCACAGTCAACAACGCCTGGCCTTCTTTATCAAGGTCAATGAAATCTCGACGCTGAAGCCCTAGAACCTCACCCTTACGTAAAGCACATATTGATGCGAGATACACGGCGAGACGCACACGCTCAGACATACATTCCGCGAGTTGCTTCACCTGCTCAGGCGTTGCGAGATGACTCGAATCAATCGGCTCATAATTTCGAGCTCGGGGTATCTTCACCGTGAATGGCACTTGATCGAGTCCACCAATGCCTTCTAGTGCGCCATATCGGAAAAGGCTTCGCATGACGCGCGCGATATTGTTTCGCGCTCCCGGCTTACCGACAGCTAATAATACGTTCGCATCCTGCTGATTAATGCTCAGAATGTCCCTGGATCCTATTTGCGACGTGATGTGCTTTTCCAGAATGTTCTGGTAGGTAACAATCGTTGAATGCGTCCTACCAATGGCTCGCAGATGATCGAGCCACATCTCCCCTAGGCGCGCGATGTAATAATTTCTTTCGCACGTTCGGCTTCCTCAGCTTCCTTCCGACGCTTACGACGTTCAACAGGTGTGACATACACCCCACGAATCATCTCTGACTTCGCAATCGCCATAGCGTTTTGGCGTCTTTCAGATTGGAATACGAGCCAATCAGATAGCGTTTGCCCTCAAACTGAAGCGAACGCGGTATTTTCCGCGGTATTCCTCGATTCCACGCGGTAAATGTGGCATTTCAACTTCATTGTTTGTGCCTGGTATCAATTTCAGTGGCTCGTGGTATCAGGCAGGCTTCATGCCAGAATGATACCAATTTCAGGCATCTAAACGGCTCTAAACGGCTTTCGCTCTCACTCGCACCACCCCGCCACAAACGGCGTGATAGCAACGAAAAACCCCGATTCTCAACGAGAACCGGGGTTTATCAGAGCGGATGACGGGAATCGAACCCGCGTGATCTGCTTGGAAGGCAAACAATTGGGGTAGTATTGACCTAAGTTTTCCGCATAATTCCGCCATTTTGCATACGCTCGCATACGCTATTATGCGCTAAAAATGGGTACAGTAATGGGTACAGTAAAATCCCGTTGCGCAACGAAAAGGACAAGCAATGGCGCGCCCCAAAAAATACGAACTCCCCCACGGTGAAGGCAGCTTCTTCCAACGCGCAGACGGCATCTGGGTAGGCAGAATCGAAGCCGGATTCTCATCACGCGGAACACGTAGGCGAATCCAAGTCACGTCGAAAGATAAAGAAACAGCATGGACAAAGTTGCTCGCAAAGCGCAAGGAGATCATGCTCAACGGGCTCACACCGGAAGGAATATGCGCAGGAGCAACCGTTGAATCGTGGATCAGCGACTGGATCAACCGCAGACAACATGACGTGAGACCGAAAACCTATCACACGGACGCCTCCATCGTCCGCAAGTGGATCATTCCGACAATCGGCAGGCAAAAGCTAGAAACCCTCTCCCCCGCACACATCCGCAAACTTACCGAGACGATGCGCGCCGCTAGCCTCTCAACAACGACCGCCCGCTACGCGCAGCGAATCCTCCAACAAGCACTCAAAGATGCGATTGTCGAAGGCCACCAAGTACCCCAGCGCGTCCTCGCCGTCGAAAAGCCAAGGGCGGCAGTCTCAGACCGCACATCGATCCCCCTTGAGGACGCAATCAAGCTCCTTAACGTCGCCCGCAACCGAGGCGAGGGTGCCCGGTGGGTCGCCGCACTCTTGCAGGGCATGAGGCAGGGCGAAGTCCTCGGCCTCACCTGGGACAGGGTCGACTTGGAGGCTGGGACGCTCGACATCTCATGGCAGCTACAGAAACTCCACTACGAGGATCGCGCTCGCGGGACTTTTATGATGCCGGATGGGTATGAGGCGATTCAGGTTGACGGCGCACTGCACTTGGTGCGGCCAAAGACGAAGAGCGGATACCGGCTGATCCCTTTGGTGCCGTGGATGCGTGCCGAACTTGCGAGGCTCGCGTCCCGTCCTCATTCGCCTAACGGCTTCGTTTTCACCCGCTCCGGTGACACGACGCGCCCGCGCACGCAGAAGGAAGATAGTGAGGCGTGGAAGGCGTTGCAGGCGCAGGCGGGCGTACACAAAGGGGAGAAAGGCTACTACGTCCTACATGAGGCGAGGCACACGACCGCGACACTCCTCTTGGCTGCTGACGTTGACCCTGAGATCATCAAGGCGATCATGGGGCATTCCGATATTGTCACGACCAACGGATATCAGCACGTGTCGCAGGCGATGGCGCGCCGAGCGTTGGAGAAGGTTGCGACGACGCTACAGCTCGACGGTTAGGCGGTTAGTCACTGAGGACAATGGAGAGTTCCTGCAATTCTTCAGCGGTGAGGTTTTCCATTCGGGTTTTTAGCGTAGCCTCGTCCACCCAGAGGCAATCGGCAAGCTCTTCCATGCTGAGCGCCCATGGGAGCCACGTGCGCAACTGGTCAATGGTGATGAGCCTCCTTGCCGCTTCAGCGCATACTTGTTTTTCGACTGCCGTCGGTTGGCACCCGTTGTGCCCGCGTTCGATGTGTACTAGTTCGTGTGTGAGCGTGCATCGGCGTTCGACCTGCAGTTGCTTCAGTGATAGCCAGATTTGTTTTCCGTTGGTCGCACCCAGTATGCCGTCTGGAAGGTTCTCCGTCCAGATCAGCTCTATCTCGCTTGCTTCACGCAAGGCTTTCCACGGGTGCCACATGGTTAAAGCCTATGGGAGACCATGGGTAAACCTTTTTGCACTGCTAGTCTTCGTAGTCCCCGGGGTCTTGGCTTTCTTCGCCAATGTCATTAAGCGCTTGAATTGCATCCCATTCTGGGCGGTTGGTGACTTTACGTGCAGCGAGTTTGGTGAAGTCGGGTAGGTTCTCTTCCTGCGTGTGCGGGCGGCGTATTTCGGTCACGTTCGAGGCCGAGGTTTCGCCGAGTGGCTTGTCGAATTCGGGGTGTTCGCGCGCTTCGCGGAGTCGTCGCTCGATCTCCGCAACGATCTCCTTGTCCGTAGCCTGCTCTAATGTCGTCCTGGAAGCGTGTTTCTCAACGTCCTCACGTGTGAGGAACCCCTGGATGATGAGGGCGTCGAGGATGTCCTCATTGAAGGCGCGTGCGATTGCGACGACTAGCTCGGGCTCCAGCCGACCGCTGCGCAGTTGTCGGTTAAGGGTTGACTGGTTGATTCCGGCGATCCCGGCGACGGCGTTGACCGAATGTGATCCAGCGACGCGCTCGTACCACTTTGCGATGTTCATAGGTACCATCATACCCACATTAGTCAAATTGCAAAAGAACTTAGGCGAGTTAATTGACAACCGTATGGAAGTGTGAAACAGTTAGCTAGTCGGGAAAGAAAATTAGCCCGATTGGAAAACTAAGGAGGTGACTATGGGAAAGCTCGAACCGGCGAAGACTCGGCTCTCCCCCGTCTTCTGCCGTCGTCTCGGAGAGACCGGCATGACTGATATGGCGCTCGCCGCATCATTCGGAATGAGCCGACAGGAGTTTTCTGCTATCAAGCTCGGCAAACAAGGGCCGACCGCGAGATTTATGGCCGGGGCAGTCCGCGCAGGGCTCGCTGAGAACTTTGGCGAGGTCGCCGAGTATGCGCCCGACAAGACGGAGAAGGCGATCGCGTAAGCGAATGCCCTCACCTACTGGAACTAGGCGAGGGCGGAAAGGAAAACACATGGAACTGATTCCCTTCAACTACGAGGGTACCGCACCACGATGAGTCGCAATAAGTTGGCCTTCACGATCACCGAGGCCGCCGAAGCAACAGGTTTCAGTGCGGACACGATCAGGCGCGCCGTTCAGGCGGGCGACCTGCCCGCCCGTAAACCCAAGATCAACGGGAAACAAGTCAACCGATTAGTGATTCTCGCTAGCGATATTGAAGCGTGGCTATCAGACAAGTAAAAAGTGCCCTCCTCGTGAGGCAACACGGGAGGGCGAGAGAAAGGATATCTCGTGAGAGAGTATACGCGACAAAACTGGCTCTACAAGCTATTCACACATTGGGTCAATCGTTCGAATGCGGTGCCAGACCGTGAAAAGTGGGCTCGTAAGAACCGGAAACTGGTGAGCCAAGCGCACGCCCAGACTGCATGTTCTGCGGATATGGGGGCGGCAAAGTGAACGTCGACCTCAATATCGAGATTACTCAAATCGTCCATGACTTTGCTGTCCGTCTTTCTGATGAGGGCATTGCGCCAGACAACCAGATTTTGACCGACCACGCGGACTGTTCGACGTGCCAGTGGGTTTTCTACCACAAGAGTCAGGCGCTGGAAGCGTTGGATCATCTCTGCGGGTGCGGGTACAGGGTTTTGGTGTCTGACGACCGGAAAGTGTATATCCCGGTTCCGACTGTCGATGCGAAGCCTTTTTGGCTGATTTTCGTTGGTGTCCGCCCTGAAGAAGCCTCAGCCTACATCGACGACATGGAGGTGGCGTGATGACTACCGTATACGTGCGCACGCAGGAAGAGTTGGACAAGGCTCTAGCGAACCCGGAGTACACGGATGAGGGGCGTGAGATCGTTATTTGTTCGCCTGAGGGCGTGCAGCTGAAGATCAGGGATTCGCGTGGTCAGGATGTTGTGGTATCGGACGATGCGACGGTCACGGTATCGGGCGACGCGAAGGTCGCCGCAGTGGGTCACGCGACTGTCACGGCATATGACAATGCGACGGTCACCGCACTTAGCCGTGCGACTGTCACGGTATTTGACGATGTGAGGGTCACGGCATTTGACGACGCGACGGTCGAGGCAGCGGAGAATGCGAAGGTCAGGGCATGGGGCAACTCAATAATCAGTGCATATGACCACGCGACGGTCAGCGCGGGCGACCACGCGACAGTCATGGCATGTGGCCGCGCGTATGTCGACGCATATGGCAGTGCGACAGTCAAGGCCGGGATATGCGTCCCAGTTCATGTCTACTCCAAGACCGTCACCTGCCAAGGCGGGGTCATTATCGACATGACCACCATTGACGCCAATGACCCGGAAACGTGGTGTGCCATGCACCTTGTCGAGGTTGATGAAGACGGGCAAGCTCACCTTTACAAAGCCCTCGACGCTGATCTAAACGCCGGACACAACTACCGCCTGACCCATTACCCGATTGGACACGTCGTTGACGACACCGTGTACTGGGCGGACAACAACAGGTGCGGAGGTGGGTTGCATGCGTCGCCGACCCCGTGGCTGGCTAAAACCTACTACAAGGAAGCGTCTCGGTTCGTTGAGGTGTGTTGCCCCGTAGAAGAACTGCGCCCGATCAACAGTTCGAAGGCGAAGGCTCCACGTTTCCGAGTGCTCCGCGAGGTCACGGTCGACGGCGCCCCGATTGGGGGTGAAACACGGTGAACTGGAAAGAGACTATTGCAAACCTTTTCGCTGTCGTCGCTTTGTTTTTTGCGTTCGCGATGCCGGGATTGGATAACCCTCGTGGGTGGCCGATGCCCGTCGCGCTTAGCGGAATGCTCATATCGTCCCTCGTCGCCGGGATCTTCACATTGTGGGCGATCCGCGACGGCCACCAGTTCCGCCGTTTAGGCGAGTGGGAGGGTAAGTGATGCCTTATATCGCTGTTCAGACTCCGCCCGGACGCGCGCCCCGTTCAGCGTGGCGAGGCTGCGAACAGTCGTGGGAGACACCATACGTCGCGCCACCGGGCTATATGCGGATCACGAAAGCAGACCTCACCGATGGGATCGATCACCCGGTCACCATCATGAGAGCCGCCCCGCCTCCAACCGATAAGGAAGAGGAGGAGAAGTGACCTCCAGCCGGAAGCTCAGTGCGGGCCTCGCGTAAGAGCGTGGCGTGGTTCCTGCGCCAACAGGAACCCGCCACTAAACCCCAACCCCTATTTACTACCCAAACCACTAGGAGAAAACGATGATGGAGTCTACCCAAAACAGTAGAGCAAGGACGCTTGTTGCCCTAATTGAGGGTGCGGGCGCGTGCGTTGGCATGTTCGGCGCGCTCGCAATGAAAGCCCCAGATAACCCGGTCGGCTGGGCGTGGAACATTTGCCTGCCCCTAATGTTCGGGGGGGCTTGCCTTGACATGTGCGGGGCATGCTTTCGGGCGTCGTTTGGACGACCGGGAGGACGGGCGATGATCTGGCCAGGTGCGCATGTTCCGACCGACCCGCCAGAGCCTGCATTTAACGACGAAGAAGAACATGACCCTTTCGCCTCCAGCGACGAAGAGTACGAGGACTGGCGCGACCGCCAAATGGAGCTAGACGACTATGACGGCTAACCAATTTACCGCCGGAATCTACCCCGACATTCCAGAACTCGACTACCACTCATGCGCATTCGGGCCCACTGACTCCCTCTCGTCCACGGAAGCCAAACGCCTACTCAATTGCCCTGCCTTATATAAGTGGAGTAAGGACCACCCCGCCGAACCAAAACCGGCGTTTGATTTCGGGCACGTCGTCCACGCGCTCATCTTAGGCGCGGGATTGAACCTGTACGTTCACGAGCACGAGAGCCTGCGCACCAAGGCCGCACGCGAGGACGTGGAAGAACACCGCGCACGCGGTGAGGTACCTATCGCGTTGGCTGACTTTCAGCGGGCACAAAACGCGGCGGACGCGGTCAGGAACCACCCGCTGGCGGGCGAACTGTTCGAAACCGGAACACCAGAACAATCCATCTACACCCAAGACGACAAGACCGGTGTCTGGCTTCGGGGCAGGATCGACTGGGAAACCAACGGGACATTGGTTGATCTGAAAACCACGCGGGACGCTAACCCGAGCGTGTGGCGCAGGCAAGCGGCCAGCCTTGATTATCCGCTTCAGGCGGCGTGGTACCGGGCGATGTGGGAACAGGCCACCGGCCTTAAGCCTCGTTTCCTGCACGTCCTCGTCGGCGTTGAAGAGCCTCATCTTGTCAGCGTCGTCGAAATGGACGCGGAGTTTTTACAAGCCGCCCGCCAGCGTATGCGCAGGGCGATTGACACGTTTGACACCTGCCGGACTTTCAACACGTGGCCTGCCTATGGGGACCGGGTGCACATGTTGAGCGCACCCCTTTGGTACTTGAACACCGAATTTGGAGAAGACGATGAGTGAAAAACAAGAAGCGAAACCAGAATCGAGCATTGAGGCTCTGTTTGCCCGAGCCCTCCGGGACTGTCACAATCCCGAACTCGACGGATTTAACCCGCATTTTAAAAACAGGTTTGCCACCCTCAAAGCAACCCTGCATGTTATCCGTAAGGCGTGTGAAGCCCATGGGATCGCGTACACGCAAAGCGTGGGAGAAATCAACGGCCAACCAGCGTTGAAGTCTGCCGTCTACTCCATGGACGGCAGTGTTCTGCCCTTGTCGAATATGCCGATGGAACACCAGCAGAACCCGCAGGCGTTCGGGTCAGCATTGACCTACACGAAACGTCAGGTGGCGCAAGCCGACTGGGGGATCACCGGTGACCCTGACGACGACGCAGAACAAGCCTCACAGCCCGCGATGCCAGAACTCTCCGAAGGCGCGGTCTATGACTGCGACGACATACACCAGCTACGCGAATGGTGGAAGCAATACCCACACATGCAAACCGCAATACGCGCGCGCGTAGAAGCCCTCACCGCCCTCCAACAACAGGCAGGCCGCTCATGACGAAAAAGGTTTACATTTCCGGGCCCATGACGGGACGCCCAGACAAGAACATTGACGAATTCAACAAAGCCGAAGACCAACTTTTGAAGGCCGGGTACGAGGTGTTAAACCCGACCAGTAACGGGCTGGCAGACACCGCGCTTTATGAAGACCATATGCGCGCCGACCTGCGGATGTTGACCATGGCGGACGCGCTCGCGTTCCTCCCCGACTGGGAGAGGTCACGCGGCGCCCGTCTTGAAATCGAGATAGCGCACGTGCTGAACATTCCCGTCCGCCCGGTGTCGGATTACGTGATGGGAACATGCGCATGACCCCCTACTACCAGGATGATCTCACCACCGTGCATCACGGCGACTGTTTGGAGGTCTTGGCGACCTTACCCGAGGCGTCTGTTGACGCAATCGTCACCGACCCGCCCTACGCCCTGGGCTTCATGGGCAATACGTGGGACAAGCAACCTGACTTCCAGGACTGGTGTCGCACCTGGGCAGTCGAGTGTCTGCGCGTCCTCAAACCCGGGGGACACATGCTCGCCTTCGGCTCCCCGCGCACCTGGCATCGTCTCGCCTGCGGAGTCGAAGACGCGGGCTTCGAACTGCGCGACCAGATTGCTTGGATCTACGCCGGCAGCGCAGTGCCAAAGTCCCTCGACGTTGCCAAGGCAATTGACAAGGAGTCCAACAATAACAGGGAGCGCCAGCTTGAGTTCACCAAGTGGATGCGTTCAACCGGGATTACGGCTCGCGAGATCTATGAAGCTACCGGCACGCACATGGGGAACCACTACTTGTCGAGTAAGCAGCAACCGGCGATCCCGACGGAAGCAACCTTTGAAAAGTTGCGTCCACTCCTGCCCAAGGTGCCCGAGCGTATTGAAAAGCTCGTCATTGAACGAACCGGCGACGAGTTCTCCGCCTTCGCGAGGCGTACCGACCGTCAGGTCGTCAAACGAAATATAGACAACCAGGCAACAGACTTTGGTCGCGTTCGCACGGTCAATGCCGGTACTCCAGTCCTCGACGAGGCGAAGCGGTGGCAGGGGTGGGGAACCGCCCTCAAACCCGCCTTCGAGCCGTGTCTCGTCGCACGAAAGCCCCTCGTCGGGACCGTCGCGGACAGTGTACTCACCTACGGGACTGGCGCAATCAACGTTAACGCGACCCGCTTTAACGGAACTGACGGCAGATGGCCGACGAACCTCGCCATTGACGAGCAGGTTGCCGCTGACCTTGACGCGACCACCCCGGGTGGACGTTCCCGGGTGTTCCCCACCTTCCGCTTCGAGGCGAAAGCACCAACACAGGAGCGCCCCAAAGTTGATGGCGTCGCCCACCCGACCGTCAAGCCCCTCGCCCTCATGCGCTGGCTCGTCCGCCTCGTCACCCAACCGGGCGGCACAGTCCTTGACCCTTTCGCCGGGTCCGGCACGACTTTGGAGGCGGCAGTACTCGAAGGTTTCAACGCAATCGGCATTGAACGCGAAGAAATCTACCTTCCGCTCATCATGCAACGCCTCGGGAAGCCCTGTGACGTTCCATTCAACTTCGAGGAGGGAACAGCATGACCCGCGATCCGCTGAATGACTTGATTATTCCGACGTTTAAAAACGTTGCCCTGTGCACCCAAGTTGGAGAATCCGAATCGTGGCCTGACTCCGCCGATCTTAAAAAGTTGGCGCGCAAAATCTGTTTCATATGTCCACTGTTTGTTGAGTGTCGGACAACAAATGATCGTTTCGAAATCCGAGGGGTGGAAACAGACGAACGAGACTTTGCTGGAATCTTCGCGGGCGAAGACCTATACGAACGCAAGGCGCGCCGTAAATTCGAGCGCACCAACAAGCCCGCCTCTAAAGGGTATGCCAGCGAATGTGACGCATGTGGGCGACGTGTCATCGACCAGAACGCTGTCCGCATCATCAAAGGCAAAGGCGGCGGGCGAATCTACGCGTGCGCCCACTGCATGAACACAACCAACCCAGACAAAAAGGCTAGACCATGACGGGCACACAAGAACTAGCCATCAAAATCCCCGCGAACGAGTGGATCAGCGCGAACGACCGAATGCACTGGAGAGAGCGGGCGAACCGGACAAAAAGACTCCGACGCAGAGGCTGGTTAGAAGCCCGCCGGAACGGGCTCCTCCCCATGCGCGAGGCGTTCGTCACCGTCCACGTCCAATACGCGAATGGTGGGAGGGCAGACCCCGCCAATGCCTATCCGACAGTAAAAGCGTTGGTGGACGGACTGGTCGACTTTGGTGTGCTCACTGACGACGACTCGAAGCATCTCCCGGCGATGACGTTCAAACGCGCGCCCGGCAGGTGCCTTAGAGGCTGGCACGTCATCACGCTCACGTTAGTAGAGCAAGACAAAACAGAGGAAGGAGGAAACGATGGGTCGAGAATATAGCCGGATCAAACTAACGATCTGGAATGACCCCGACTTTCAGGCGCTCACCTACCGCGCCCAATGGCTTTACTTCGTCATGCTAACCCACCCGACGATCGACGCCTGCGGTGTCATCGAATGGCGCGAGCCGAAGCTCACGCACTATGCCTCAGGCATCACCGTCCGCGAACTTCGGGCGGCGGCCTACGAACTCGGGCACGGCGGATTTATCGCCATCGACCCCGACACGGAGGAAGCAGTCATCCGCTCATTCGTTCGACACGACGGCGGAATGAAGTCTCCGAACATGGTGAAGGCGATCGTCCGCGCTCACGGTGGGATCGCGTCGAGGAAGATTAAGGCGATCGTGTCCGCCGAGGTGCGTCGCGCCCGCGAGGAGCACCCCGACTGGGAGGCCGGTGCGGGTGCCGAGCCGGTCTCGAAACAGTTCACGGACGAGATCGTGAACCCTTCCGATTTCGTTCCAGATTGGTTTCGAAACCCTTCCAATTTTGATTCAAACGGTTTCGATTTTGATTCAAATTCGATCCCCCTAAAAGAGGGGAACCCTTTCAATTTTGATTCCGATCCCATAACCCATAACCCAGAGCCCTCTACTTACGTAGAGAGAGGGGGCGCTTCCGCAAACGCGGAAGACGCTACGCCCACAAAACGACGCACTCTAAAAACCAGGCTCCCCGACAACTGGCAACCCAACCCCGAACACGCCGAGACCGCCCACAGGCTCCACCTCGACCTCGACTCCGAAGCCGAAGACTTCCGCAACCACGCCCAAGCCCAAGGTCGTCGCCTCGTCGACTGGGACGCCGGATTCAGGTCATGGCTCAAAAAGTCCGCTGAGTACGCCCAAGAACGTCAAGGGCGCCAAGGCGCTTATCGGAACCAAGCCGCCACAACGTCCGAACGCGTCCAAGGGTGGATCGAACTCGGCCAACAATTCGCCCAAGCCCCTAGAAAGGAAATCCAGGCATGACACCCCAAGAAGCCGCCGTCGTCCTCGGCAAGTGCGCGGCCTACGACAACCGGCGCCCCGACCCGGCAACAACCGCCGCATGGGCTGAAGCGCTCGACCCGAATCTGACCCTCGCTGACGCTCTGGCAATCGTCCGCGACCATTACGCCGAATCGCGGGATTGGATCATGCCCGCCGACATCAATCACCGATCCAGAGATATCCGCCGTCAGCGGATCAAGAACGCCCTGGATAACCAGACGCTGACCCCAGACGGTCTCGGGGATGAGCCGCATCTGGAGGTCGCGTGGAGGAAAGCGCTCATGCGGGGCTTGGGTGATGGTCTCGACCTCGAGGCTGCGTCCTCTGCCGCGTGGCGGTCGATTGGGCGTACTCCCCCGCCCCAGCTTGAGGCTCGCCCCCGCAACGTCTGCCCTCAACTCCGAAAGGCATAACCCCATGACCACCCACCTCAAGCCCTGGGAAAATACCAACGCATTTACCGGCGACAACCAGCAATTCACCCGCGACAACTGGAATGACCCGTTCATCAACCTCTTCCGCGAAGCCTTCGCCCCCGCCGAATACGCAGAAACCCTCATCACCGTCGGGAACCTCACCGTCCGCCACGAATGGCACAACGACCAGAACTACTACTTCATCGAAGACGGCTTCGAACTGCTGTACGTCATGAGCGTTTACAAGCACCGGGGCAGGACTGAAGCGTTCTACGAGGCCGACACGGGCGACCCGGTCACGCTCGACGTCGCGAAGGATCTCTACAGGCAGATGACCGACCCCTACTTCGCCTGACCAAGGGGAACACCCATGACCCCCACGCGCAGACATGCCCCGTAAACGCGTTGTAAGGCACCTAGAACGCGCGAACAGCCCCTAAACGTGCCACGCCTGTCTGACACCTGAAAGCCCGTCAGAACAGCGTCTAGACCCCTTAACGACCACCCCTGAAAGGAAACACGCGATGACCATCGCAAACCTGCCCAACTGGTTCCACACATTCCAAAAAGAACTCAACGACGACATCAACAACGGAGCAAAATACGACTGCACCCGCAAACCCGGAATATACGTCATCGCCTATAAAACCCAGGAGTCAACCACCCACGAAAACGCCGACGACTACATATTCATCCTCGACGGCGAAGAATGCGCGTTAAACGAAATCATTAAACGCATCGCCGAATTCGATCCAGTACACACCCTTTATGACACGACCCTAGAAAAAACCGGGCTCATGATCGACGCACACGCACCCTGCCATGGAGAATACTGCGACTGTGACCCCGTAGAGTTCGAATCGATCGACGACGTAAAAAACCTCGCCCAAAACCATCCAAGCGAATTCGACGACCTCATAAGCTGCCTATGCCTGGAAGAAGACCCCTGCGCCACCTACTTCGAACAGCTAGAAAAACTCAAGAACTACGCCCAAGAACAACGCATCAACGTCGGAATCGACATCATCCCCGTACACACCGTGCAACGCTGCCGAGAAGATCAATTCTTCCTCACCCGCAAATCATGCGAACGCCACATTAAAAAACACGCTCACAAATACTACGGACACAATCACCACGCATACGCCGAATACCCCTACCGCAACGACGAATACATGCGCCTCGTCGCACTCCTCGCGTCAATCGACTTAGAAAAATCAACAATCGTTATCGACAAAACCCGGTACGACTACCTCAAAGACCGGTAATCCGAACGCAACAACATCCACATTGCGCGCGAACTCATCATCAGCAACACACACAGGAAGAAAGAACCCAAACCATGACATGTGAAACCACCATCGAAGGCACCATCAGCGAACCCGACCTCCGCTACACCCCAACCGGGACACCCCTCCTCGAACTCGGCATCGCCTGCACCCCCAGGCGCAAAAACAAAACCACCAACGAATGGGAAGACGACGGCTCCCCCCTCTGGATCAACGCCACACTCTGGGGCGACGACGCTGACCGCTACGGCGACCTCCTGCACAAAGGAGATCGAATCATCGCCACCGGCACCCTCGCCCGCGAAGAATTCACACGCAACGACGGAGGCAAGGGCGAAAAACTCTTCCTACGCTTCCCCAAGATTGCCCTCATCCCTAAGAAACAACGCGATCAGCAGATGTCGAACACTCAAGCCCCCTACCCCACGCAGGGGCAGCAAGGACAATTCCCCACCACCCCGCCGTTCTAACACCACCAAGACAACGGTGGGCAGGTAGTCACATCGGGGTTACCTGCCCACCCTGTTGACGGATAGTAGGCCGGACATGGACTTGTGAGGGGCGGATGCTAGGAGTTAGCGAGTTGGCAGACGCGAGAGCGAGACAAGCCCATAATGTAGCTAATATCTGCCAGAGAATAGTTGGCCTCTTTGAGCGCTCGTATTGCTTTTCGGGACGCTACGGAGGCCGCTTTGGCGGATTCTTCAGCTGTTTTAGATGCTTCGATGGATTGTTTTACTTGGGCGGCTTGCTCTATCTCAGGGACGATAGTGATGTTCCAGGTGGAGTGATCGACGTCTTCTTCCATCGTGTCGAGGTAGTCGATTACTTGCTGGCGGGCTTTGGGAAGAGTGCGCACTTGTGTCCAGATGTCGTCGCCGTTCCACAGTTCCCAGCCACCGCTCCAGGGGCGGGCGGTGATGGTTATCGTGTTCATTTTGTGTTCCTTTTGCTTGCTTCGATTGTTTTGAGTGCTTTGCGGGTGAGGCCTGGGGAGATTTCGCGGGTTTGGGTGATGGAAACACTGAAAGACCCGTTTGACCATATTTCGTGGTCGCCTTTGCCTTGGCGTGAAGTGAAGCCTGCTTGTTTGAGGAGTGTGGTGAGTTTTCGGTATGGCATCGGCTTCGTCATACATAAATGTTAACACCTATTAACAGCAGTGTCAAGGGGTATATACAGCAAAAGAGAGGGAAAGCCAATGCGCAAAACAACACCACAAACCAAAACCACACGCCCCTGTCACAATCACCAAGATCAATGAGGAACCAGCATGAGGATCGCGCTCACCATCAGCCTCAACATCGACAGAGACCAGCAAACGCTAGAACCCGAACCATCAGGCTCCGAAGCCCTCATCGAACACGCCAACCACGACAGCACACCCCGAATGCTCGGATTCACCGCAAACACACCCGAGGAGCACGCATGACCAACCCCAAACAGGCCGCCCGCCAGCTTAGAGACCTCGACACGTGGGCGCACCTTCTTAGTGACACCATCACCACCCTCACAAGCCCCCGCGTCACCATCACGACCCACTCACACGGCGCAGGCTACGATCTCGGTGACCTCATCGCCCCCAGTGTTGACGCCGAAAGTGATGGAGTCGCAGCTATCCGCACCCATGCGCAAATCGTCGCATGGGCTACACGCTGGGTCACTGCTACTGGCATTACCTACACAGGCAACACTCTCCACGCCATCGCCGATAACGTACATCACCTCGCCGACACCTGGGACGACTGGGACGTTTTTGCAGACGAGCTAGCAATCCTTCATGGGCGCATAGCAAAGATGACGGGGCACTCGCCGCGCGTTATCGGCCCTTGCCCCGAGACCGGATGCGCCGAGGCCGTCACCCAAGCCATGACACAGCTCGGAGCAGAAGGCCCCCTCGAATGCCCCCGTGGTCACACCTACCATGACGTCGCCGACTACATCGAAGCAACCAAAGCCTCAGACCGGAACCTCCTCCAAGCTGTCACTGACCTCGGTATTCGCGTGAGCGTCGCTCAATTCCTCACCATATGGCCAGACTTGTCGAAGGATGATGTGCACAATTGGACTCGCACCGGCAGACTCACGCTCACTGATACCCACCCGCAAACCCTCAGCCTTGCCACCGCAAACCTCCTCGCGCGACGCCTAATGGAGGGGCGAGAGAAAAGAAACACCCCAACAGACTTGCTATCTGGCGCAGCCTCCAGAACTCGCTCCAACCCTTGAAGCGTCTCGGGTTCCGCTGGAAATAGCGGAAACCCCTCCGAGTCGGGAAGCAAACCAAGTGCCTCCCGACCCGGAGGGGCCCGCACACCACACTACCAAAACGAAAGGACACATCAATGCCCACCAAAATCGGCGACACCTGGGCAATCCCTCGCGCATCTATCAAAAAATGCTAAAATACCCCCAGAACCGAGGCACAACTGTCTCTAATCACACCCACGGCAGATCGTCCACCGACCACGGTTGCAACCATCACCCTCACAGGATGCGCCGTCGGAATCTCAAACAACGACAAAGCAACTCGCACAAGCAGTCACCGACGACGAACAATCGACAACAAATGCCACATTAACCCCCGCGCGCGGAGTCGATCCGCCTACGGGGGTTAACTCATACCCACGCCGCTTTTCCGGCCAAAAAACAGGAAAGCATGGAAGAGGGAAAATGACCGCCACAAAACCAAAACGACCCGGAAAAAAACGCGCCGAACGAATGGCCAAAGCACTCAAACTCCGCGAAGCCGGCTCCACATACGAACAAATCGGCAACATCCTCAACATATCCCTCACCCAGGCATACCGAGACGTAACCGACGCCCTCCACCTCACCATCCAAGAGCCCGCAGACCAACTCCGCGAAACAGAAGCCCGCCGCCTCGACACGCTCATGCGGTCCCTATGGCGAAAGGCCACCAACACCGACTCCCCCCAACAACTCGGAGCAATCGACAGGATCATCCGAATCCAAGAACGGCGCGCCAAACTCCTCGGCCTCGACACGCAAGGCGGAGACATCGGCACCCAAGAAGTCTCCAACATGCTCACCCGCCTACTCGAACAGGACCCCACCAGATGAGCGCCGTCGAACACCTCGACCTCCACAACATCAACACCGAAGACCTCCACACCTACTGGAAAAACCCAAGAATCGGCAACGTAGACAAGATCGCAGAATCACTCGCCCGGAACGGCCAATACAGGGCCATCGTCGTCAACAAAGGCACCCACACCGGACGCCCAATGGAAGTCCTCGCAGGAAACCACACGCTCAAGGCCGCCCGCAAACTCGGATGGGAAACCATCACCTGCCACCTCATCGACGTTGACGACGACCAAGCCGCAAGGATCGTACTCGCCGACAACAAAACCGCCGAATACGGCAGCTACGACGACAAAACACTCGCCGACCTACTCGAAACGCTCGACGACCTCGACGGAACAGGCTGGACCGAAGAACAAGTCGACGCCCTCAACGACCTCGACGAACCCGTAGACTCCGGCATCGAAGAAAACTACGCAGAACGGTTCGAACTCGTAGTCGAATGCCGATCCGAGCAACACCAAGAAGAACTCTTCCAGCGACTCACGAACGAGGGTGAAACATGCCGACTATTGACCTTGTGAGACGCTCCCCCATCACCAACACCTTCAGGGTCGCGAAAATCCAAGGCATGTTCGACGTGCCACGCGCAGACGAATCCACCTTCACGATCCACGCCAACCTCCCAATCGAAGAAAAAACGTGGCAAATAGGACTCATCACCGGAGCATCAGGATCAGGAAAATCCACGATCGCCAAACACCTATGGCCCAACGTCAAAACACAAGGACACCACCAGTGGGAAGCGGCCTCGCTCGTTGACGACTTCCCAGACGGAATGACACCGCAGGACATCACACTCCTCCTCAACTCGGTCGGCTTCTCATCAACCCCCGCATGGCTACGCCCCTACCGCGTACTCTCGACCGGACAACAATTCCGCGCCGACCTCGCCCGCGCACTCGCTGAAACACCACAAGGCCTCGTCGTCTTCGACGAATTCACCTCAACGGTCGACCGCACGGTAGCCAAAGCCGCATCCAACTCGGTCTCCCGAACAATCCGACGCGAACCGACCCGCCAGTTCGTTGCCGTCACATGCCACAAGGACGTCGAAGAATGGCTACAACCCGACTGGGTGTACGACACCGACACCCACAAGTTCACCTGGGGGTCAAAAAGTCGCCCCCAAATCGCCCTGGTCATACGAGAAGGCCTACGCGAAGCCTGGCCCATCTTTCGCGACCATCACTATCTGACCGGAAAACTCTCAACATCTGCGAGAGTGTTCCTCGCCTATGTTGATCTCGGTGACGGCGAACGACTCGCCGGATTCTTCTCCATACTCCCCTCCATCGGACTCAAAGGATGGAGACGAGGACACCGAACAGTTGTCCTCCCCGACTTCCAAGGACTAGGAATCGGCAACCGCATGATCGAAACGGTTGCCGAACTCCTCTGGACACGAGAACACATCCGGTTCCGAGCCACCACATCCTCCCCCGCCCTGGTTAAACACCGCCTACGACACCCTAAAATGTGGCGGCTCACATCCGCCCCCAAAATGCTTTCTGTACCGGGAACTAAGGGAGTTCAAACTACGCGGAATTCATCGGTAGGAAGGCTAACGACATCATGGGTCTATATTCCGAGCGACTTACGAAGCTAATCACGCCGAACCAGCTCGCATCCTGCTACGGGGTCTCCAACATCGTCCACGCATGGGAGAACCCATTCGGCACAAATCCAAGCGAACCAGCTACACGAGGACACGGACTACTCCTCACGACCGGCGCGGGACTCATGATGTCACTCATGGACCAACTCCCCGCCATCTCATACGCCGCAGACCTCGGAGGCGGACGCAACATCGAGGGAATGGGAAAGTTCCTCGAAGCAGCCTCTAGGCTCTTTTCCCACGTCCTCGTCGTCGCATGGTTCACCGCATCGAACCCCGCTACGTGGCAAGACGCTTACCTGTCCCACCTGGCGGGAACTGAGATCGGCTACTGGTCCAACGAGGAGCTACCCATCGAACGCCGGTTCACTACAGTTGGGGAAGCACTCGACTGGTCGAAAAACTTCGCGCCAGCATTCTCACCACTTGCGAAGGGGCTTCAGTTCACTCCTCGGTGAAATCCCATAGCCGAAGAGCACCCTTCATTAGTATCGGAGACGCGAACAGTTGAGGATCGTCAAGCACCCAGTGATACCGATAGTCGGGAGAACCGAAGACATCACATTCCTCACCGCATTCGACTCCGGCCTCATGAACAGAGGCAAGACGAACGGTCCCAAGCGCCGCACCATGGGCAACGTTCTTGGGAACTTCATGGCGCAGTGGTTCAGGGATACGGTCGGGCCACTTCGCATTGCCGTATCCGGCATGGATCACGAAACGCTCCCCTACCTGTAGGGTCGGCTTCCACGAACGGTTTTCTACTTTCTTCAACCCACGCATGATGAGGTAAGCCCATGGTTGCCTGACCGTTAGGGCTTTGAGTTGACTTTGCTTCTCCACTGGACAATCGTTTCCTTTTTCCATAGTGGTGTTCTACCGATGACATCATCGGGCATCGGCATGTCCGAATCGGTTAAAGCGTTGACCTTCAATCGTTGGCGAGCTCTTCCTTGCATCGCGCGAAGCGACCTCACCTTGAGTCCCGTGAGGTCGCTGATCGCTTTGTAATCTAGCCAATCGTCGAGCATATACTGAGTATAACTCAGGCTCGGGCGAACACCTCGGCAGCACGTGATCGGATCGCCTGAACATCATTCGAGAACAAGGCGCGAGTGGCGCGACCCTCATCTCCGTTCTGTGACTTGATGTGATGGTCAAGGTATTCGGTGACAGCATTAAATCCGCCCCAGCCGGTTCCTCGCATTCCGTTGAGCGTCGCCACATTCTGGTAGATCGACATGACGGAGTCGACGTGAGCGGTTCGAACGGTTCGGGCGCGCTCCGAAATGTCGGCATCGGCAGACTTGTAGATCTCTTCGAACTTTGAGCGAATCTCGTCCTCGTCCATTTGTCGCTGGATCATACGGTGTGCCTCGTCCTCAAACTCGTCGATGTAGGAGGAGACAAGGTTCAAATCCTTGCGGACTTCGTCGATGGTTACTCGCATGTTCTTCGTATGGCGGACGCGGATAATTCCGCGGTTGTTTCGCATCGCGATTTTAAGGGTGTTCGCGCAAACGACGCGGATCGGAGTCACCATCATCGTCAGCGACGAGGTCCCATCGTGGCTGTTGGTCACGGTGATAAAGAAGTCGGTATCGTCGTCGGTCTTTTTGTTGGTAAGTGTCATCGTGCGCGGGAGTTTCATGGAGACGAAGACGCGGCGGCCATCCTTGAGGCTTCCGGCGGTTTCGTAGTTCGCGCCCGATTCTCCAACGACAGCATCAAGCAGTTGGACGAGGTCCTCGTTCTGGAAGGGCGTGTATTGAGTTCCGACAACGCCGAGGATGTCAGCGTCGAAGGTGACGGGATTGTCGCGGACGACGGCTTCGTAGCGTCCGACGGTCTTGTTTTCGATTCCGAAGAGTGATTCCTCGTCGTTGAAGTTGACGAGGAGTGGCATCTTTCGGACGTTCCATCCGGCGAGGTGTGCTTCGGTGAGGACTTCGGTGGCGGTCATCGTGTGATCGACGACGGTTCCGAGGCGGTGCCAGGCGGGCACAAGTGCGGTGGCGAAGAATGATGTTCCGTTGACGGTTTCGATGTCGGCGGGCATTGTGAGTTCCTTTCTAATCTCTTTGGTTGTTATATTTAGTATAACACAGGAAACGGCGGCAAATCAACAGTTATGGCAATTTCCCCGAAACAACGCGAAGCCTGGAAAGCACTCAACCAACCCACCATCAGATTCCTACTACTCGACGGCGCAATCCGCTCAGGGAAAACCGTCCTCGCCTGCCTCGCATGGCTCCAATGGCTCCCAACCGCACCACAAGGCCACCTCGCCATCATCGGAAAAACCCGAACCACCGTCACCAGAAACGTCCTCGACGTCATCCGCATGATTCACCCGCTCGCAATCGGCAAATACACGTCGAAGAGCGACCAGGTAACAATCATGGGCCGCACCGTCCAGGTCATCGGCGCAAACGACGCGCAAGCAGAAGCGAAAATCCGCGGCCTCACTCTCGCCGGAAGCATGATCGATGAGGCAACCCTCCTCCCCGAACCGATGTTCGTCCAACTACTCGGCCGCCACTCAATAACGGGCGCGAAGATGATCGCCACCACCAACCCGGATAGCCCATCGCACTATCTGCGAACAAAGTACATCGACCGTATTGAACGCGGCGAACTTCCCGACTGGGCAGTCTTCCACTTCACGATGGAAGACAACCCGGGCCTGACCGAGGAATACAAGGCATCCGTCCGACGCGAATTCACCGGCCTCTGGTACAGGCGCTTCATCCAAGGCGAATGGGTTAGCGCCGAAGGCGCGGTCTACGACATGTGGGACCCCACCACGCACGTCACCCCATGGGAACAATTGCCCCGCATGGTGGACTGCTACGCCGTCGGCATCGACTACGGCACCCAAAACCCCACCGCCGCCCTCATCCTCGCAATGGGCGAAAACGGGCACTTATACCTCGCGGACGAATTCAGGATTGACGCACACAACCGCGGGCACGGCACATGGACAGACCGCGAACAATCCGAAGCACTCCTCCGCTGGCTGAAGGAAAAACAACACTTCCCACACCCAGAAAACGCGGACATGCATCCTCGTCGCCTGATCGTAGACCCCGCCGCCGCATCGTTTAAAGTTCAGCTCCAACAAGACAACGCATGGGGCCTGACCGACGCGGACAACGACGTCCTCTACGGTATCCGCCTCACCGCTAACGGCTTAGCCTCCCATTGGCTCCACGTCAGCGACCGTTGCACCGGGTTTATAGCCGAAGCCCCCGGATACTCATGGGACCCGAAAGCACAACTTGCCGGAACCGACAAGCCCATCAAAACAGCCGACCACAGCCTTGACGCTGCCCGCTACGCGCTCACAACTACCGAACGCCTCTGGCGCCCCACAATCGAACGCACCCTACACACCCAATGAAAGGGGCCACCCATGGCATTGCCCGCAAACAACACGCAATGGCCTCCCACCGCGTGGGCAACCCCATTGGCTGACATGCGCCGGTGGGAAGCATGGTGGACAGGCGACACCCAGAAACTCGCCAAAGCCTACGCCGACAACACCGAAACAGGGTTTGAGGACGTTATCGGAACGCGCGCCAACGGGAAACTCGTCCGCCGATGGTTCCACGGGCGTAAAACCAACACCCACGCGCCCGCGTCATCGCGCCACGACCTGCACGTCCCGATCGCCTCCGACTTATGTGCAACCAGCGCCGACCTGCTCTATTCTCAGCCGCCAACAATCCAAACCGGGCACGAAACAACCGACCAGCGGATCAGCGAATACCTCGCCAACGGGCTCGCAGACACTCTCCTCGAAGGCGCAGAAACCGGGGCCGCCCTAGGTGGCCGGTACATGCGCGTAACATGGGACCCCACGATATCGGCCATGCCTTTTTTGACCACCGTAGACGCAGACCACGCCATCCCCGTATTCCGATGGGGCCGTCTTGTCGCCGTCACCTTTTGGACAACCCTAGAAACAGACTCCACCACCGTTTGGCGTCACTTCGAACACCACGAACTCGACGCAAACGGGCGCGGTATCGTCTCCCACGCCCTCTATTCGGGGACAGCAACAAGTGTCGGTGTTGCCCGGCCTTTGACTGAGCACCCTGCCACTGTGGGACTCGCAAACAGCGTGGACGACCACCAACAGGCCACCGAGGGGATCACCCCCGGCCTACTGGTCGCCTACATTCCCAACATCACTCCACAACGCCGGTGGCGACACATCCCCCAAGCCCGAATGCTTGGACGCAGTGACCTCGACGGGCAAGAACCCCTCATGGACGCGCTCGACGAGGTTTACACCAGCTGGATGCGGGACATCCGTTTAGGTAAGGCACGCATACTCGCCGACGCCAATATGCTTGAACAAACCAGCGACGGCCAGAGGGTGTTCAACCTCGACCGGGAAGTCTTCACACCACTCGAAGGGCTCGCCGGAACCATGCGCGACACTGTCCCCGTTCAGGCTCAACAGTTCGCTATCCGCGTGGCAGAACACCAGCAGACCGCCGTCGACCTCATTCACCGGATCATCCGAGGCGCGCGCTATTCCACAAGCACATTCGGGGACGTGCAGGATTCCGACATTACGGCAACCGAAGTCAAAGCCCGCGAAAAAACGACCATGACGACGCGCGACCGGAAGATCAGGATCGAAACCACCGCCCTCCAGCAATTGGTCTCCAAAATGCTCACCGTCGACCAGACGGTGTTCAACACGCCCGGACTGCAACCAGGCGGCGTAAAAGTCACCTTCCCCGACATGGAAGACGCTTCACCCTCTGACCTTGCGAACACGGCCGCGACCATGCGTTCTGCTCAACTCCTCTCCCTACAAACCGGCGTGGAAATGATCCACCCCGATTGGGACACCACCCAAGTAGCCGACGAAGTCCAACGCCTCCTCGACGCCCAACCACTCGCAAACCCGGACCAGTGGCAACCCGGAAAGGTGACCGACGATGGCGAAAACGAAGAAGAGGACACCACCAACAAGTGACCCACGGTGGGCGGAACTCTCACCCGAAACACTCCAACAGATTCGGGCGGAAATGCTCGCCCACCAGGTCGGGAACCTCGTCGCAGCGTCCGAAACACATCTTGCGCGGATCATCCGCAAAAGTATCGACGCTGACAGGGGCGCGCCAGCCTATGAGGTCCAACGACTCGGCGAACTCGCCCAGTATCACGCCCAGCTTGCGCAAGCGGTAGGCGAAGACTGGAAGGCAATTATCGACGCCGCCCAGCAGGTGGTTGATGAGGCGCGAGAAGCCGGGCAGGGTATGGCGTGGGCTGACCTCAACGAAGCCGGGTATGAGCCACCGGAGCACGTGGTGCGCGGGTTGGACAGGATCGCGGCCGACACGCTCCGAACCATCACCGGACTGCCCGCCCTCGTGTTGCGTGACGTGTTGGACGTGTACCAACAGACAATGGCCGCGCCGGTCGCCCAAACCGTCACCGGCGCCACCACAAGCCGAATGGCAATGCGCAACGCGCTAGCGGACTACCTCGCCCGGGGGATCAGTACGTTCACGGACAAGACCGGGCGAAACTGGCGGATCGACTCCTATGTGGAAATGGCAGTCCGAACCGGTGCGATGCACGCGTTCCGGGGCTCATACGCCGACCAGCTCAGCGCCCTCGGCCTTGACCTCGTCATGGTCACCGGCAACGAATACACGTGCCGATTGTGTGCGCCGTATCAGGGGAAGATTCTCAGCCTGTCAGGCGCGAACACTGGCACCGTTAAGGTTGAGCACGCGACCCGCGACGGGGTGATGGTGCCCGTCACCGTTACTGCAAGCGTGGAGGAAGCTAAAGCCAAGGGCTTGTTCCACCCGAACTGCACGCACGTCACCCGCGCCTTTTTCCCGGGTTTGACGACCACAAGCCATGGACACGAAAACCCCACGGTGTACAAGGCCTCGCAGAAACAGCGCGGACATGAGCGCGAAATCCGACGGCTTAAACGCGACCTAGAGGCCACGTTCGCCCCTGATGAGCAAACGAAACTCCGACGCCAGATCAACATGCACCGGGCGAAAATCCGTGAACTCGTCGCAGAACATGAGCAGCTGGCGCGTTTGCGCTACCGGGAAGCAAACATGAAACCCGGTTACCGGAACCCGATACCGCAAGCCCCTAGCAAATAGGGGGTTTCGTGCGCCCAAACCAAGACCCTATCCGACACCCACACCAATGAAAGGGAATGCCCCTATGGCAGAGTCAACCGCGACCGAAGCGGCACCGGAAAACACAAGCGAAACCGCAGAACAGGCCACTGCGCCGGTTCAGCAGGAACCTGCTCCCACCGTGAAGACTGAACCCACTTCCACCCCAGAGCCCACGCCAAAGACAGAACCAGCGCCCACCCCGGAACCAGCGCCCACCGAAATCACCGGCGAAGCCATCATCCAAGCGCTCACCAAAGCCCTCGGTATGGACGAAAACAAAACCCCGACCATTGAGGAAGTCACCGCCCAATATGCGGCAGAAAAAACCGGCAGGGAAACCGCCCAAAGGCTCCTCGACGTGTACAAGGCCGCCAACGGTATCGCAGACCCGGACATGCTGACCGACTCCAAACGGTTCACCGACTCACTCGAAACCATCAACACCAGCGACCGGGCAGCGTTAGTCGATCACATTAAACAGTTCATTGCCGATAACCCGCGTTTTGCGCTCACCCAGCCCAGCGGCAGTTCAACCGTGGACCCGAGCAACACCGGCACGCAGACCACCACCGTTGAAGAGTTCCGCAAAATGAACGGCCAACAGCGCAACGCCCTCTACCAGTCCAACCCGGACCTGTATGAGCAGTTACGCGCCACCGCGTGACCCAATTAGACCCAGACCCCACCCAATCACACACACGCGAATTCGTGAAAGGAGGTAGCCCTATGGCTACCACGCTCTCAACCAACCTATACGCCCCGGACGTGTGGGCAGACCTGACCGCAGAACAGTTCCAGGACAAGGCAATTATTGCCACGTCTTCGGCTGTCCTGACCCGTGATGACCTTGTCGGCAACCCCGGTGAGGTTATCCAGTTCCCGAAGTGGAACTTGCTCACTGACCTCGACGACCTCACCGAGGGTGTTGCCATGACCACCGAGGAACTCACGCAGTCGTCCTCGATGGCAACCATCAAGGAAGCCGGTAAGGCCGTCGAGTTCTCCGAAAAGGCACAGCTCGTCGGCATCGGCAACGTGCAGGACGAGGCTATCCGCCAGTTCGGTATCCTTTCGGCCCGCAAGGTCGACAAGGACCTCATTACCGCCGCCACCGCGACCATCACGGATGGGATCGTGAACAAGAAGACTGGCACCAAGACGAACTCCGACCCGCTCAAGCACACCATCACCGGCGCCGCCTTGACGTGGGACGAGATCGTCAACGGGCTCGAAAAGTTCGGTGACGATTTTGAGCCGTCCGAGTTCTCGGGCCTCTACATTCGCGCCGAACAGCGGTCGCAGATCATGAAGGACGCTCAGTTCATCAAGGCCAGCGAAGTGTCTGCCGGTGGTGAAGGTTCCATCGTTCGCCGTGGCTTTATCGGCCTTATTGCCGGTATGCCCGTGTACGTCACCAACCGCCTCGAAGCCAAGCACGCGGTGATCTTGAAGAACGCTTCCCTTGGTTTGTTCTACAAGAAGCGCCCCGAGGTCAAGCGCGACGAGGACATCCTCAAGCGCACCATCGTGACGACCACGAACATGCACTACGCGGTCAAGCGCCTCAACGATAAGGGTGTTCTTGACCTGACGATTGGCGGCTGACATGTTGCTCCGTCGTTATCACAAGCAGCCTGAGCCGGTTGAAGAACCAGAACCGGTTGAAGCCACGCCCGCACCCAAGCGGACTAAGAAGGGCTAATAGTCGTGGTGCCCGCTCACACCAAAACGCTGGAAGTGATGGTTTGGGACAACATAGGGGACACTCCCAGCGCGGGCGGGCACCACACCCCCACATTTCATGTTTTGACGCCAGAAAGGGGCGGACACGGTGACCACACTCGAAGACTGGCAGGCGTGGGCTAAAAATAACGGGGAACCCACCACAACGCCGGAAAACATGAGTAAGCTCCTACGGTCGGCTGACCGGCTTCTGGCTCTCACGTTCCCCCACGCGCTCATGCGCGCAGACGAGGGGGTTCGCGCGTTGTTTGTTGAAGCGGCGTGCGTGCAAGCCATGTTCTGGCATGACAACCAAATCACCCCCTTTAATCCCGGTGTCACCGCGTCCAGCACGGTTGCCTCGTCCAGCCTCTTGTCCGGTTCGGTGTCGTTCGCGGGCGCAGAAACAACCGTAGCCGCGCGCAACGCGTACGCCACGCGCGTGTGCCCGGAAGCTGTCGCAGTCCTCAAACTCGCCGGGGTCTACCCCGCTCCCGTTGGGGTGATCGGCTAATGAGTTTCAACCCCCTCGACATCTTTGGTGTTCATACGGTGACCATGAGCCGGACAGTGCAAACGCCTTACGGGTTTCAGCCCGGCGAAGAAACCACGGTCACCGGGTGCTTCGTCGTTGAGCGCATCCACCAGGTGCGAGCCAAAGACGGGACGCTGGTCGCCTCTAGCGCACAAATCGCGATGCCACCAGAAACCCACATCAGCATGGATGAAGAAACGCTCATCACGCTCCCGAGTGGGCGAACCGGCAGAGTCTTATCCGTCGCACGATCCAACCCCAGTGGCTTACCCATGCCAGATTATGTGGAGGTGTCCATCGAATGAGCGCAACAATCCGCATGGAGTGGCACGGCCCCAAAGTAATCGACATGACCCGCGACGCTGGAATGCGTGGACTCACGAAAGCCGGGCACCACCTGTTGTCGGAAGCCGTAAACCAAACGCCAATCCGGGACGGCATTCTCCGTGGTTCTGGCGCGGTTAGTCGCCCGGATAGTAAAACGGTCGCCGTCTCGTTCGACACCCCCTACGCGGTGCGACAGCATGAGGAATTGGGATACAACCACCCGAAGGGCGGTAAAGCCAAATACCTCGAAGACCCACTGCACGACGAGGACGCGACGATGAGGGCGCTAGTGGCAGTAGAAATATGGCGGGCTCTGAGATGACGGCCACCGATATTATTAACGCCATTGGAACCCATTTAAGCAACCAAAAGGTTGCGTACTGGCCCGGCCTGACCGGCACATATCCGACGGCCACCACAATCCCGCCCGTGTTCGCCAAGCGTCTCCCACCCACTCCGGTAACCGCGTTCGCGATCAACGTCTACCACATCACCCCGCCCGCACCAGACGAAACCGTCTGGCGCTACCGGGTGCAAATCCGTAGCCGCGCCCCACTGAACGCTGACGCCAACGCGGACAAGGCGCTCAACGTGTTACACGCCATACACAACCAAACATTGGGAGGCGTGCACGTCGCCCGCGTCTTACATGAGTCCACCGCCCAACTCGGTGCAGACCCATCAACTGGCGTAGACGAACGCACCGACAACTACCTGCTGGAGGTCACCCCATGACACCCACTAACGACCCCGAACCAGAAACCACCACAACTACCGAAACGACCGAAACGGAGGCAACCATGCCAGAACCCGCCAACACCACCCCTGAAACCACGCTCGGATTCTCCTACGAATACGGCGTAGACATCTACGATGAAGGAAACTCAAAGTGGCAGCCCGTCCGCTTCGCGACAGCGATCAACCCGACCGTGTCCGCGAAGGAAGAAGACGGCGCAACCTACGACGACCACGGCGCAGACCACCCCATCCGAACGGGCGAAACCGTCCAGCTCGAATTCTCTGTCCAGCAGCACCGCATGGCAGACGGGAACTTCCTGCCCGAAGTTGAAATTCTCCTCGCTGCCGCTGGCCCTGACGGTAAGGGCGGTCAGACCATCAAGGCCCGCTACTACGACAAGCCCGTGAACGGCACCCCGAACCCGAAGGAAGCCTACGAAATCGCCTGCACCGTGTCGGCCGCGAACCGTTCCAACACCGGTAACAACGGTATCGGCGGCTGGTCGTTCACGTTGAAGGGCCAGGGTGCGCGTAAGCGCATCACCAACCCGGCCACGACACCCCAGCAGTAACCCCGTTGTCTTGGTGGGGCGGGCGTTTCCTCCTGCAATTTTTTTCACCCGCCCCACCACCCCATGTTCCCCCAAGTTTTTGTGAAAGGTTCCCCCCATGCCCCTCAACCTCACCTCCTACTTGCCTCAGCCGTTCGAGATGGAAGCCGACCGGTGGACGATCACTAGCCCCGTCCCGTCGGCGCGCGTGGGCAAACTCATCGCAGGTTTCCAAGCCTTGCAGGCTGAACAATTCCGACGCGCTAACGCCGGTGAACCACTACTAAACGCGGAAACCATCGACGGGTGGCCAGAAGACTTCGAAGACGTCACCGACATGGTTCTCGGTGCCCGGCAGGTGCAGGAGTTGAAAGACGACGGGTGCCCGCCCACGTTCCTGTTTATCGCCACATGGGGCGCAATCGCCTACTGGGCAAACGGCGGGGACGAAGACGCGGCAGAACTATTCGTCAAACAGCTCATGGGAGCTAACGGGGAACCAGAATCCAAGCCACGCCCAAAAGGCTCGAAACGCTCCAAGACTGGCAACCCTACGGCGTAGGTGACCCTATTGGCACCGGCGAGGACGGCACCCCCATTTACGCCGACTATCGTGTGCCGGACGACCTTAAACCGGTCGCCGAACCAACGGGAAAACGCCTGTCATGGTGGTGGCTCATGCGCCACTGGGAGCATGTTGTCGCCGATCTTGCGCAAACCTACCGCGTGAACGAGTGGACCCCGGAAACGCAGGATATGCCGTGGCCGGTGTTCAGGAGCCTTGTTTTCAGTCTCTTCGATGATGAACAGACCCGCGTCAGACGATTGTTCAACCAATAACCAGTTTTTACGTACAGGATGGAGCCCGTAGTGTCTTTCAACGTCGGCCAACTCGCCGCCTATCTGACCCTCGATTCTTCAGGCTTCGACAAAGGCATAGACAACGCGGGCAAACGGTTTACCGGTCTCACCAATAGTGTCAAGGGCGGGGCTCAAACTATCGCCACCGCATTGACTGCCACCGCGGCCGGTATGACAGCAATCGGCGTGAACGCCCTAAAAACGGGCGCACAATACAACATTCTTCAGCAGAATAGCCGCGCCGCCCTGCAAACTGTTCTGGGTAGCCAGAAGGCCGTCAATGAGCAGATGGAAAAGCTCAACGCGCTCGCCTCCAAGTCCCCGTTTAGTAAGAGCGTTTTTATTAGCGCCCAGCAACAGTTGTTGGCGTTCGGCATGGACGCGAAGAAAGTTATCCCCGTCCTTGACGCTATCCAGAACGCGGTCGCCGCAACCGGCGGATCGTCTCAGAAAATGTCCGAAATTGCGTACGTGTTGGCGCAGATTCAAGCAGCCGGGAAGATCACCGCAGTAGATCTTATGCAACTGGGCCAGCGTGGCGTGGACGCGGCAACCCTCATCGGTAGCCAGATGGGCAAAACCGGCTCCGAGATCCGCCGGGACATCACCAACGGCACATTATCCGCCTCAGACGCGCTCGACGCGCTCACCAAGGGAATGCAAGCCAAGTTCGGGGGCGCAACCGACAACATTAAACAACAGTGGACAGGCGCAACCGACCGTATCCACGCAGCATGGCGCGATACAGGCGCTATCCTCGCTCGCCCATTCATTGACCCTAACGGTGGCGGTAAAGCTGTCGAATGGGCGAACCTTGTCGCCGACAATATGCGCCAATTCCAAAAGAAAGTACAGGACGTTTCCGACATTGCCGAACGTCGTTTCGCGCCAGCGTTCGAGAAGGTCACCAACTGGCTCCGCAAAGGCACCGAAGCGATAGCGCGGTTTGACGTGTCGGCCGTAGATCGCGGTCTAGGCAAGCTCACGAAGTACACGCCGGTAATCGCGGGTCTTGGTGGGGCAATCGTGTCTCTCGGGTTGAAGGGTATTCCCGTATTAGGCGGGTTTTCTGCCGTCCTCAATCCTGCCACCGCTGGCATTCTTTCTTTGGCCGCAACGTCGCCGAAGGTGCGGGCTATCGGGAGCGCGTTCATGGACGGTTTCGGCCCTGCCATACCTATGGCAACCCAGTTGACGCAGGCGTTCGCTGACCTTGTCCTTAACGGTATTGATCGTTTGTCTCCCGCTCTAGCGCGTGCGGCCCACGGTGGCGGGGAATTCCTTGGTGCTATGGCTCAACTTGGCCCCGAACTTGTGGCGCTTGTTAAAGCCGGTTTGCCGTTGGTGGAAGTTGTCGCGAATCTTGGAGCCGACTTTTTGAACCTCCCTGCCCCCGTGTTGGCGGCGGTTACGGCGGTTGTGGCATTCCACAAGCCCCTAGGCGCGTTAAAAACAGGGATCCTTGACACGGTGCAGACGGTTGTGAAGTTCGTTAACGTCCAAAAGGCGATGGCAGCGAATCAAGGGATTTCGGTGGCAATGGCGGCCGGGCAAACGGCAGTCACCGGCCTTAAAACTGCCCTCCTGGGGCTCATTTCGCCTGCTGGCCTTGTTGGTATTGGTTTAGCCGCGTTGACTGCGATTGTTGCCGCGTTTGTGGCAGCGAAGATGAAGGCGAAACAGCAGGTGCAGGAGTTTGCTTCCACGTTGGACGCGGAAACCGGGGCGATTACTGAAAACACGCGCGCCACGGTGGCAAAGAAACTAGAAGAGGAGGGGCTCCTTGAGGCTTATACAAAACTAGGCGGCAAGTCGTCGGATTATGTGGGCGCTATTCTCGGCGAAAAAGACGCGGTCGAACGCTACAACGAGGTCATTAGCCGAAATAAGGCAGAACGCAAAGCCTACGCGGACGCTAATCGATCAGGCGCTAGAATGTCAGGGGAAGCCGCTAGCGCCATGCGTAAAGAAGCGCGCGAGGCGGTTGCAGTCGAAAAAGGTTACAACGATCTAAAAACCGCGGTCGATTCTGCCGCCAAGTCGAAACAGCGCGAAGTGGACGCATCCGAAAAGTCCATCGACGCAAACGAACGCCACGCCAAGGCGATTGAAGCGTTGATGGATATTCAACGCAAACAAGCCGCCGCAAACGGTGACCTGATCGCCGCCCAGTACGCGACGCAAGACGCCACGAAGGCACTCACGGAAGCCATTAGCGCCTCCACCGGTGTCATGCGTGACCAGAACGGGCAAATCGACACGGCAAGCGAAGCAAACCGTGGCTTCATCATGGCGACCAAAGACAAGATCGAAGCAATTAACGCGGAAATGGACGCGCTCACCGCCACCGGCGCGTCGCAGGAAGCGTTGAACCAACGACAGCAGGAACTCACCAACGGCCTGTATGAGCAGTTGGCCGCGTTGGGGATTACCGGCAAAGAGGCGGAAGAGTTCGCGAAGAAGCTCGGATTGATTCCCGACCATAAGTCCACGGTGATTGATATGACGGTGGACGATGAGGCGGCGAAGCAGGATATTGATGCCCTGATTGATAAGGTCACGTCCAACACGGACGGGGTACTCACCATTTACGGCGACGACACCCCGGCGTTTGAGACCCTCATGCGCTCACTCGGGCTGGTCGAGACGTCGGAGGGCGTGTATTCGATTAACGCGAAGGACGATCCGGCAATCGCCCAGCTACTGGTCTCCCTTGGCATGGTGGACACGTCCACGGGCACGATCACCATTGACGGCAATAATGCGAAGGTGTTGGACGCGGCCAACCAAGCCCAAGCAACTATCAATTCCAAGACCGGCACGATCACAATCAACGGACGGGACTACGCAACCAACCTCGCCTCCCAAGTCGTCTCCAAGATCAACACCTTCGAAGCGACCATCGGCGTCTGGTTCAAGCAGAAGAACAGCGTGAACGTCCCCTACGCGGACGGCTTCCACAAGCGCGACGGAGGCCTCGTCCACTACTACGCGAGCGGCGGCTTCTCCGAGAACCACGTCGCGCAAATCGCCCCGGCGGGAGCGTGGCGCGTCTGGGCGGAACCGGAAACCGGTGGCGAAGCCTACATCCCCCTCGCGTTGTCTAAGCGCCGGAGGAGTGAGCAGATTCTCGCGGAAGTCGCTCAACAGTTCGGTGGACGGTTTATCCCAATGGGTGCCCAAGGTTTCGCGAACGGGTCACTCGCTGGCGCGTCAACTACGCCGGTTATTCACCTGACCGCGATTGTGACGAACCCGTTTACCGGTGAACAGGTTAAAGCGACCGTCCAAGATGAAACTATTCGCATTCTCGCGGAAAGGTGACCAACAGTGACGCTAAAAACATGGGTGGCCACGCATACGGGGTTGCCGTGTATTTATTCCAGTGAGGATGTGACGGTTACCGCCGATGGTGGGCGTGTCCTGCACCATAAGGGTGCGGGCGCACCGTTCATGGTTGCGGACGCTTTAGCAGCCCCGGGCGTGGCAACACGCTACACGGTCGGCGACGTCGCCCGCGATCTGACGCGCGCCACATCTCATGCCGGCGACCTGTTGCTCACCAGATTAAACGGGCGGGGCGTTGTTGGCCTGCGTGCTCAGCCGGTGAAGGACATTCTTTCATGGTCTTCAGACGCGAAGATCATGCCGAACGGGTATGTGCGTAAACCGTTGACGATCCAGCCTCGGGCGGGTAAGACGATTGCTCTTGCTTTTACTGCCAGCGTGGTGGAAGAAACGTGGGAGTTGTTGCAAGACCGTCAGCCGGTTGTGGTGGGTACGGGCGCGCCTGTTCCCGGTGTCGGAATCCGCGTTGTTCAAGTGAAGGCCGTTGACGTGGATTGGCTCGCCTCCACCGGGTTGCACCGCGTGAAGTTCACGTGGAGCGAGGTTGTGCGCGCCCAGTTGGACGCGTCCCACGCGTTTTCCGGTGCTGCTCCCGTTCTGACGTGGGGCGAGTGGGCTTCAACTGGCAACGGCTGGAAGAACGTGACCTACACGCAGTTAGCACGTGAGATTGCGGGGATGCCGGTATGAGAAGTGGCCCTGATGTTGTTCACTTGCGTTTTGCGGGTGTGGGTGTGCGCGTGAACTCGGTTCGTGGCCGTGAGACGCTTACGACGGATTTGCCGGTGTGGGATGTGAAGTTGGAGGTGCAGTCGAGTCGGATTGTTCCGGGTCGTTTGACGCTGAAGGCACCTTTGGAGTTTTTGCCTGAGTCTGCGGTGTCGCCGTTGAATAATTACGGGCAGCGCTTGCAGGTGTTCAGTATTATCGAGGATTCTTCGGGCGTCCGGTGGGAAACCGATTTGGGGTTCTGGCTAATCACGTCGTGGGATGAGGACGAGGACGCGGTTTCGGTGACCGCCCTTGATCTGATGCAGACCTTGGAGGAGGACCCGTTCGCGTGGGGGTCTAGTCCGGCCAGTGGTGCGCGCGTGTCTACCGAACTGCAAAGGCTCGCCGGGGCTTTGCCGGTTGTGCTGGACGCGGGAACGTTTGACGCCCCCGTATCGCCCCTGTCGCAGTGGGGTACGAGTCGCACCGAGGCGATCCGTGACTTGTGCACGGCCAAGGGCTTGGAATACGCGGTAAAGGCTGACGGGTGTTTGCACGTGTGGGAAAAACGCGACGGCCGCAAACCTGTTGCCGCATATGCGGGCGATGATCTGCTTGTCGGGTTTTCGCGTGAGTCCACGCCTCGGCGCGCGAACCGTTGGATTGTGACGGGCACGGGCGACGGGGACGCGAAACTATCGGCGACCGCTACTAACGTGGTGTATCCGTTTGAGCCTGAAAACTATGGGTGGGTGACCGACCACCGGGAGTTTAGCGCCGCCACGTCCCCCGGGGCTTTGGGTAAGGCCGCGAAAACCTACATGGGTGAGGCTCTTAATCCGGTGCGCACTCGGTCGTTTGAAATCATATGCGACCCGCGTCTGGAGGTGGGGGATGTGATTAGCGTTCACACGGGCGCCTCTGATGTGACGGTCGGCAGGGTGGTCGCGTTGTCTATTCCCCTGAGTGAGGTTGGTTCTCGGATGCGTGTTGATGTTGAGGAGTTGCAATGGTGAAAAAGAGTCTGTGGTTGGATGTTGCCCCGAAGAAGGGGCAGTCTGTAGCGTCGCAGAATGCTACTGCTACGACCGGCAACGAGTCGGGCGGGTGGAATACGGGCACGGTGTTAGAGATTTATCCGGATTCGCAGGCGGTGCGCGTGCGTATTCCGGCTTCGGCTCGCGAGGGTGAAGGCGTAGAGCAGACGGGGCCGTCTGATGGTCTGGTGACTGCTGTTGGTGCGACGGTGGTTGTTTTGTTGGACGGGTCGGGCAGGATCACACAGGTTGTATCTCCGCGGGTGATTCCTGAGGGCGTGGAGCCGGTTGCGACGGGGTTGGCTGGCGCGCGTTTGTTGGAGGCTATGAGCGAAGCGAAAGAAGCTCAAGCACGGGCGGACGGCGTGCGGGCACGCGCGCAGGAGGCGTTTGATAAGGCTGAAGAGGCGAAGGCGAGCGTTGATGGGTTTGACGCGCGCATAGGCGTAGCCCAGTTGGACGCGTCGAACGCGCTGTCAAAAGCTAATGGCGTGGACGCGAAAGCCTCTCAGGCGCAGTCGTTGGCTTCGTCCGCCCAAACTACGGCCTCTAAAGCGTTGTCAAAGGCGGCTTCTGCTGACGTGCGATACACGTCGGCAGACCACAATCCGCTGGGGTCAGAGGGGCAGGGTAAGCCTGTTGGCGCGTTGTGGGATGTTGTTTCGGGCGGGCTGATCGTTCGCCGGTTCACGTGGACTGGCACATCGTGGCAACAGGTGAAAATCGGCGCGGACGCTATCGGTAAGGACGCGGTGACCGCCGAGGCGGTGTATGCGAGTAAGGAGATGTGGAGCAAGCTCGCCGTGTTTGATGAGGCTGTTGTTGACAAGCTGGTCGCCCAGAACGCTGTTATTCCCGGGAGTATGATCGCTGAGACCCTTGTCGGTAAGAAGATCGTTGGGTCGGATATTACGGTCGAGGAGATTATTTCGCGGGAAACCTTTCAGGTTCCGCTTAATAGCGTTGATGGTTGGGAAGAGAGCGATCCTTTCGTTCATTTGACGGCCACCGGTGAGGGCTTGTTGTTGGAGTATTTTATACCTCGTACGGATTCAAGCGTCCCCTATTGGGTGTCTAAGGTTTTTCCTGAGAATACGTTGAACATGTTTGGGCGCTCGAATATCGTTGCCCATGTTTCTAAAGATCCTGGTGCCTACTTGATCCTCGATTACGTTGACTCTAAGGGCGTCGGAGGGATGGCTTCGTTTATTGGCGGTAATTCGTCTACAGAGTTGCCTCCGGATATTCGGATTACGCGCGTCCAGTTCGGTACTGAAGTCAATAGCGGTGGTGTTGCTCGTCCTATTCGCCTGCGGTCGGTGTCGTTCACTTTCGGGCGCGTCAATGATAAAAAAATCCGTTTATATCGTGACGGGTCCGGTAAGCCGTTTATTGAGATGACTGGCGGCGCTTCGGTTGCCGCGCTTTCGCCCGATGAGTTGACGGTGCGAACAAAGCATGGTTCGGTGATTGGTTCGCAGTCGTGGCGAACTTTAGTGGCCCCGCCGGTCGCGTATTGCAGGTGGGCTGGTAATACGCTCCCATATTCGACGCTCTCCGAAGGCGGCGAAAAAATGATGAGCCTTAGCCTATGTAAAGAAAAAGTCTTGCTCAACGGTTTCGCAGAATCAGCCGGATGGATCGTTGCGCCTCTGGCTGGGTGGTATCAGATCACGGCGGTGACCGATTGGAGTTATACGTCCACTAAAGACGGGTGGGCGGTATCGACGGGCATGAGAAGAAAATCTTTAGACCGCGTCAATTGGGATGCTGACCCGTCGGATACGCGCAGTTTCCAAGCCAACGTGAATATCCGCCCTACTGCTGTCGGGTTGATGAAATTAACGAAGGGCGAAAGTTTTGCCCCAGCTTTTTGGCAGAACACCGGAACATGGTGCCCAACTGGAACGTCGTTTATCAGTGTCCAATACATGGCAAGCGCATGAGAGGGGCGTTTATGAAACTGGAAGAAATTGATTTCAGTGAACTGTCGGACGATGAATTGAATGGGTTATTTGACCTGTTCATGGAAGCGTTCAGAATAAGACACCAGAAACGCGACGCTGAACAACAAGCGAAGCTCGCCGCCGAAGCCTACGCCGAAGCGGTGAAGGAAGAACCACCCCGCGTACTAGAAGACCTGAAACATACCGACGTGGTCGGCCCGTCTGGTCGCATAGTGATTGACGGGAAAGTATGGAAGAACGTCTCAGGAACGTGGCTCAGCCCGTTTACGGCTGGCCCCGACCAGTACCCGCAAGGCTGGGCGCGCGACGACATCACGGACGAGGAAAAAACTGCGCCCGCGTGGCAGACTGGCGTGGAATACAAGACCGGCGATGAAGCCACCTTTGAAAACACGGTTTTTAAGTGTATTCAGGCGCACACGTCACAAGCAGGGTGGGAGCCCTCTAATGTGCCCGCGTTGTGGGCAAAAAAGTAAGAAGGGAGCCGAATAGGTGAGCAGTCAACATTGGAACGGCGCAACAATCCCGACGGCTGGCGACCCGCTTTTGGAAGCGTGGCCAGCGTTCGCCGATAGCGTTGGGACAATCGCGAAGGCAGAATCCGTCGCCTCAGCGCGGGCAATGCTGGATCGGGCTCAAACAACCGGGCACGCACCCACCACAAGCAAACCCGCATACTTCGATATCGGCGGTATCTTGTACCGTTCAGACGGCGCTAAAACAGGCGGCGCATGGGTGTTGTCGGTCATGAACGAAAACCAGACCCTCACCGCCGGAGCCGTTAGCGGACTAAGTCCGAGAACCTCAGTCGGTGGCGGCGGTTGGGTGAAAGTATCCGAACTCCAGATCCCGGTCAAACCCTACGCGAGGTCTTTTATCGCATTCGGGAACTGCTGGGCCCGCGTCAGATCAGGCGAAGCAGACCTGGAACTGTACCCAGACAACACGGCGAAAAGCACGTCCTTTAAGAGCCGGTTCCATGACTCAGGCGACGCAAACGGTTTCGTGGTCGGCTACGGAACTATCCGCGCCGGAGAACAGCGGACGGTCGGACTCTACGTGTACGCGGCCACGGCACTGTCGATTGACTTGTCGTCGGACTCGTGGACTCAACTCACGGTTCAACTCTCGCCATCGACTGTTGTCTAAACCAAGAGACGCACCCCCCCTTTTCTTGCCCTGCACCCGGTTGGTGCGGGGTTTTCTTATACCCAAAAACTCAAGAGAGGAGAAACCATGGGCAGTGAAGAAGAACAGGCCTTAATGAGTCGCATGCCGGAGTTTGGTGACGGGGAGCCTGACCCGCACCCGGTCATTGAAAACGACTTAGAACAGGAGGCCAACTGATGGCAACCGTTGAACAAGCACTCAATGTGGCGCGCGGCGAGCTCGGGTATTCGCGGTGGACTGACCCACAGGCGGGAACCAAATACGGGCGCGACTACGCGACCCGCCACGGCGCCTACTTCGGCACCAGCGGAGTCCCCTACTGTGCAATGTTCGTCACCTACGTTCTACGACAGGTGGGTATGACCCCGCCCGGCGGGGATTTCGCGTATGTGCCCAGTGGGATTACAGCTGCTCGCAACCTCGGCAGGCTCGTTTCTGCAGCTAATGCGCAGGCCGGTGACCTGGTGTGCTTCGACTGGGACGGGGACGGGGTTGCAGACCACGTGGGATTCGTGGAGCGCAATTACGGGTCCTACTATCAAACCATCGAAGGGAACACCTCGTCCGGTGCGTCTGGGTCGCAGTCTAACGGTGGCGGGGTGTATCGGCGTACCCGCAATCTCGGTTCGGTGATCGCGGTTATCCGCCCCGACTACACGGGTTCTTCTTCGTCGTGGGAGTTGGAAGAAGACGGCATTTGGGGCGCGCACACTGGCAGGCGTTTCCGGCAAGTCTTTGGTGTTCCAGCGAGTGCCCCGTGGGAGCCGACCGCAGTCAGGGCTCTCCAATACTTCCTTTCGTGGGCGCTGGACGCTTACAGGCTTAAGGCGGCGACCGGCGTTGATCGTATCCCCGTCGACGGTTTCGATGGGCCGATCACGATTGGCGCTTTCCAGGCGTGGTGGAACGCCTCCGGCATCCCCGCAGGCCACCGGATTCCCATCACCAAAACATGGGACGCCGAGACCGTGAAGGCTATGCAAATCGCGCTCAATCACTCGTGGGCTGGATCAAAAGCCCTCGGAGTCAAACCGTGAAAGGACTGAATAAATGGAATCGTTGAAAACTCTCGCAATTGACCCGTTCGTCACCACCGTTGTGGTTGGTATTCTCTGGCCTTTGGTGCAGGCCGCGTTGGATAAGCCGTGGTGGACGCACAAACGCCGGATCGCCCTCGTCAGCGTCGCGGCCACCGTGTTGTCGGTCGGGATTTGGGCGACCTCAGAATACCCGGCGGGCGTCGAGTATTTGGTGGCTCAGCTTTCGGCGTTGCTCGGTATCTTCTGGGCGGTCTACCAAATCCTCTCCAATATTAAAATCGGTGGCGAGTCACTGCTCGAATGGGTGGGCATGCTCACCCCCGGCGGAATGCCCAAGCACACGGAGCGGGTGAGTGAGTGAATGAGCCGATTGTTGAAGTCCTCACAAGTAAGGAAGTAGTCGCCGGGATCGCCGCCCTTGTTGTTGCTTTCCTTACTCTGCTCGGGGCTTTTATCCGCTGGGCTGTCGCGTGGGTCAACCGTAAAATCCTGAGTCTACAAACCCAGATGGCTGACATCTCCGAAAGCGCGTCCAAAGCCGAAACCGAAGCACGCGGAGCCCACGAAGGAGTCACCAACAGCCACGGCACCCACTTGCGCGACGATTTAGACGAAGTACGCGCAGGCATGAAAACCCTCATGCGGAAAGTCAACGAAATCGAACGCGCCCACATGGAAGATGCTCGCAGTCGCGAACGACGAGACCAGCGGGCAGAAGACCAAATCGACGGCCTCAGGCTCGACGTACGCGCACTCACCGCGTCAGCAGAGAAAACACACGAAAGGTTGGAATCGCGCTTAGAGTGCCTAGAATCCTCGCACAAACACTGACCCGCCCGACCGGGAATCAGACAAACCGCCCTCACTTCCCGTGTGGATTGTGAGGGCGGCTTTCTGCGTATCTACCGCCAAAAAGTTTTGGCTTTGTTTATTCAGGTGTTTCATTCACGTGTAAAAGTTTCCTTTAGAGTCAAGGAGGAAACTTTTACACATGAATGCAACACATGCAAACAGGCTACCCTTGCACTTTTCGCCGACGCTATTCACCATTTTGATAACAGGCGTTATAAACAACCACCCCCACCCCCATTACCCTGCGCAAAACTCTTAACCGGTACCAATGGGTACAGTAATGGGTACAGTAAGCAGAATTCCAGCGCCAAATAAAATGGCTCAAACACCGACTTTTGTCAATGTTTGAGCCATTTTCATATCAGAGCGGATGACGGGAATCGAACCCGCGTGATCTGCTTGGAAGGCAGAGGCTCTACCATTGAGCTACATCCGCAGACGCATCAAAGCGCGCATGGTCGATAGTAGCGGGTTTTCACTTCGATTGCGAAATTTAACCGTCTAGGCCTTATGATCTTCCATGTAGCACTTCGCTTCGGCGCCCTCAAACGCCGTCGCGTTTGTTTCGGGGTGTGGCGCAGCTTGGTAGCGCGCCTGCTTTGGGAGCAGGATGTCGCAGGTTCAAATCCTGTCACCCCGACAGACAAAAAGAGGCCGTGACCCGCATAAAGGTCACGGCCTCTTTCACTTCAACGCTCATGAAGCAACGTATTTCAGAACGTTGCCGTATCGATCACGTAGCGGTAGCGCACCTTGGAGTCGACAACGTTGTTGTAGGCCTCGGTTATGTCTTCGCCACTGATGATCTGGACCTGCGGGGCGATTCCATGCTCGCCACAGAAGTCCAGCATTTCCTGTGTTTCGGGGATGCCACCAATGTTGGAACCAGCAACGATTCGGTTACCGCCAATGACTGCACGCCACGGCAGAGTCAGCGGGGTCTCGGGCAGGCCGACATTCACGAAGGAACCGAGCGGACGCAGTGTTGCAATCAGCCCCGCGTAATCAAGGTTCGCGGCGCTGACGGTGCAGATAATCAGGTCAAAGCTGGAAGCAAGCGACGCTACTGTCCCTTCTTCACTGGTGGCGTAGAAGTGCGTTGCGCCGAAGTGACGCGCATCTTCTTCCTTCGAACGACCATGCGAGATCACGGAAACCTCGGCGCCCATGGCTGCCGCAATCTGGACCGCCATGTGACCCAGTCCACCCATGCCCACGATTGCGACCTTCTTGCCGGGGCCAGCCCCGAAGCGCTTCAGTGGCGAATACGTCGTAATACCCGCGCACAGCAATGGAGCCGCTGCCTCAAACGGGATCTCATCCGGGATGCGGCACGCAAAGTTTTCCGACACCGTGAAGCCCTGGGAGTAACCGCCGGCAGTCGGATTTCCATCGGCATCCAAACCATAGGTCCAGAGTGTTCCGGGAAGGCCGGCCTCGTCCCCCGTACAGAACTGTTCGTAGCCCGAGGTGCACATTTCGCACGTGCCACACGAGTTGGTCATGCAACCGACACCGACCTTGTCACCGACCTTGTACTTCGTGACGCCTTCGCCGACTTTGGTGACAATGCCGGCGATCTCGTGGCCGGGAACCAGCGGGTACTTCTTCGGGCCCCACTCGCCCCTGGCGCTGTGAATGTCGGAGTGGCAGATGCCGGCGTACTTGACTTCGAAGTAGATTTCGCCGGGGCCGGGTTCGCGCAGGTGAATGGTGGTTTTGTGGAAAACGCTGGCGGTGTCGTTGCACGCGTAGGCGAGAACGTTGGGCAT